GAGCCCACATCGACCCTGAGCGAGAATGCGTCCAAAGAGTTCTGGCGGCTTGTCGGCGTGATCGATGGACGTGGTTGTCTTGACCGTGTTGACCTCTCGGTGTTGACCGAATGTGCCAGGATAGCCGACCAGCTCGACCAGCTTTACTCGACTGCCGGGGCCGAGGATGCCGCTGGCGTGCCGTTGACGCTCTCTGGGAAGACGATCCAGCTTATCACGATGTTGACCTCCCAGCGTCGTGGCTTGCTCCGCGAACTTGGCTTGACGATCAAGCCATCGACCACGTTGGTCCGCTCCGATGCCAAGTCAATTGTCCAATCTGAGCCCCTCGCGAACCTGATCAAGATCACAGGTTAAAGCATGTTTCCTTCCTGGGCCACATCAATGACAACTACTGCGATCCCCGTCAACTTCAAACCGCGATACCGTCTTGAATCGGTCAATGGCAAGAGCAAAATGATCGACTTGAAGACCGGAGAGGACATCTCGCAGTATGTGATGTCAGTTACGATCAATGCCGATTCCGAAGGCGTTTGGGCCGCGGTTCACATGGGTCCGTCGATGGTGGACGTTAGCATTGAAATCCCGCAAGATTATGAATTGATTCCCTTTTCTCCTTGACCACTCTCGCCTCACGTCCGAAGCGCGGCAGACCTCGAAAGGTCACGACTAATCCGGCTGTCGCGTTCATCAACGCGCTTCACCACACGGGCGATTTTCATGGCATCCCGTTCGCCCTTCGGCCGTGGCAAGAGAAGATCGTTCGGGCGATCTTCGACGATGACGGGAAGGCCAAGTATCGCAAGGTCTTCATCGCCCTGCCACGCAAGCAGGGTAAGACCGAGCTTGCGGCGGCGATCCTGCTTTACCTGATGTTCGGGACTGGGAAGAAAGCTCAAAAGCTTTTCTCCGCTTCCGGTGATCGCGAGCAAGCGGCGTTGATCTATGGTGCGGCAGCATCGATGATCCGGCAGTCTCAGGCTCTATCGAACGTTGCCATTCCCTATGATGGCTTCAAGAAGATCAAGTTCGAGCCATTGGAGACGGTCTACCAAGCCCTATCATCCGAGCATGCCCAAAAGTACGGCCTACGTCCCAGCGTCGTTATGCTGGATGAACTCCACGTCTTGCCGAATCGCGACCTGTTTAACGCCCTGATGACGGCCTTCGGAGCAACGATTGATCCCTTGACGATCATGATCACCACGGCGGGGTGGGATCGCACTTCGGTCTGCTACGAACAATGGAAGTATGCCGAGCAAGTCCGCGATGGCGAGATCGTTGACGAGTCATTTTTGCCGATTATCTTCGGAGCCGATCCCGATGACGACTGGACCAGTCCGGAGACGTGGCACAAAGCAATGCCCGCCTTGGGAGACTTTTGCCAGCTCCGCTTTATCGAGGAAGAGTGCAAGAAAGCTCAGCACATTCCGGCTTATGAGAATACGTTCCGGCAACTCTATCTAAACCAGTGGACCGAACAGGCTTCACGGTGGCTATCGGTCGAGCGGTGGAACGAATGCGGTTCGGTGCTCGCGGATTTCACGGGCTCCGACCTCGCTGGCCAACCGTGCTTCGCTGGATTGGACATGGGCGTGACTGGCGACATGGCCTGTTACTCGATGGTGTTTCCGCAGGCTGATGGCAAGATTCGCATTCTCTCGCACGGATGGGCACCAAAGGATGGGAAGTGGCGAGACGAACTCAGGAACAAGGATCGATACCTTGAATGGGAACGGATGGGATATCTGACCTTCACCGAGGGCGGCTCCGCTCCGTTCAAGGTGGTCGATCGTGGTCACATCAAACGTGATATTGTTCGCTGGCACCAGAAGTATCCGCTCTATCAAATCTTCGCGGATCGTGCTTATGCGATGGACTTGTTGATCGACCTGTTCAACGAAGAAAGTATTCAAGTCAAGGGCATTCCGCAAGGTGCCGTCACGCTTAACGAGTCGTGTCGATTGCTCGAAGACATGGTGGAGAGCAAGCAAATCGAGCATGGCTCAAACCCTATTCTCGACTGGAATGTCGCGAATGCGTCCGTGTCGCGAAACGCGACCGGCCTCATGTGCCTTGATCGCTCGTCTTCGACCGAACGGATTGACGGTCTGGCGGCACTCATTAACGCTCTGGCGGCGTACATCGCCGACCCAGAGCACCGTGGGCCTAGTCCTTACGAATCCGGTGGAATCTTCATCATTTAGGAGAGATGAACAATGCCACTTCAGACCAATAGCACGGGCGTCAGTTTTATCTACAACAACATGCAAACTGTCGAGCTAGGCTCGATCAGTGGCAACACGAATGCCGTTTCGGCGATTCCGTTCGTGACTCAGCTTGAGCCGCAATCCGCGATGTTCATGGCCGCTCGCCAACCGGGCGGCGTGGCGTTTCGTGGTGATACCAATACGGCCTACACGTCGGCATCGAACGCCAACGCGGCGATCGTGCAGCTTGACAACCTCGAAACGGCGGCGGCTCGCCTTGGCTACACGAAGAACGGGGCGTTCATCGTTGTGACCAGTTCGACAACGGCTGTAACCGTCCCACTCACCAACACGGCGACGAACACGAACAGCCAGGCGGGCGATACCGTCTTCGCGAAGTGGAACAAATTGATCCTCTGGAATCTGTCCGGACTCGACGGTGTGGCTTCCGCTTCGATGACCGTCAACGGTGCTGGTACCAATGGCGTCAACCTTCTGCTCGCAGCGACGAATAGCACGATCAAGCTCGACGGTTCGTCGGCTTGTGTTCTGGCGTCGATCAACGGCACTACGGTCAACGCGGCCAACGCGGCGATCACGATCACGCCGACAGCCGGTGGGACGTTCGCTTGCGTCGTGATGGGCTCTTAACCTCGAAAGGATCTTCCGATGGGTACAGGATTAAAGCCGGGGCGTCTTCCCAGCGAATGGGAAAAGCGACCGCTCCAAATGACCAAAGAACCAGATCAAGGTCCGGAAGTGACCTCGAAGCCGACCATGCGGTCGCTCGCACCGATGAATCAACCGGTGATCGATCAGCTTCAACAGGCTGACCCTGGCGGGTTCATCTCGGGAATCCTCGCCTCACGCCCTGGGGCGGCTGTTGCTCGCACGCGACCTGGCGATGATGGCAACATCAGCGTCGGTGGCCAAGCTGGCGAAGAGCAAGCCAAGGGCTCCGCAACGAAGGTCACTGGCAAGCCGGTGATGGGCCAGACCAATCCCAAGGGCATGTTCTGACCAATGGTCACCAAAGAATTGGTTGCGATCTTGAAGGCCATGACATGGGCGGAAATGACGGCATGTTGTCCGTTCTGTCATGGCCATCATGAAACGCCGCAAGGCATTGCCTTTTGTCTTTTCATGCACTGTCCAGAGACGAGCGCTAGGTGATCGTTTCACAGACTCCGTACCGTGTGAGTTTTCTCGGTGGTGGGACCGACCTCCCATCGTTCTACCAGCGCGAGTACGGGGCTGTCCTGTCATGTGCGATTGACCGGCATATTTATGTGTCGGTCAATCGCCGTTTCGAGTATTCGACCCGAGTGTCATACACCAAAGTCGAGACAGTCCGAAGGAACTCGGAAATCCAGCACGAGATTATCCGGGAGTGCCTCAACGCTTTGGACGTCGGCGATCACCTCGATATTGCGACAACGGGTGATGTCCCGAGTGGTACGGGGCTTGGTTCAAGCTCCGCTCTCACAGTGGGCCTTTTGACAGCTCTCCACGAATACCGGGGTGAGCCGATCGCGTGGAAAGTCAGAGCAAAGCTCGCGGCCGAGATTGAAATGGAGCGGCTTCACAAACCGATCGGAAAACAGGATGCTTATGCATCGACCTATGGCGGAATCAATTACGTTCGGTTCAACTGTGATGGCTCCGTGAACGTTGACCCCATCTACATGCATCCTGAGATCAAATCACAGCTTGAAGCTCAATCGCTCTTGCTCTACACGGGCTCACAACGCGACTCGTCGGCGATTCTGTACAAACAGTCCGCGATCACTGAAATGAAGCTCGGCACGCTTCGAGCAATGCGTGATCTGGCTCAAGATGCTTGGGACGCACTGACCAAGCGCGGTTGTCTCAACCAGTTCGCCGAGATTATCGATGCTGGGTGGCATCTAAAGCGGTCGCTAGGCTGTGGAATCTCCACGCTCCAGATCGACAAATGGTACGAGAAGGCCCGCCAGGTTGGCGCCAAGGGCGGCAAGCTACTTGGTGCCGGTGGCAACGGTTTTCTCTACCTGATCGCTCCCGAGGGCCTGCACGAAGATATTCGCAAGGCTTTAGGCAATCCGCTTGAGCTTCCGTTCCGAATTTGTGGCCACGGGTCACGCATCATTACGCAATGAAGCGTAAGCCATCATATCTCCGAACCAAGCGATCTTATTCGCCAGCGGCCAACCTGTCGGCTCCCGGATTCACCGCTTCGCTGACCGTCCCGTCAATCGCGGGGATTCTGGTCACGCCGCAGACGGCCTTGACCTTTACGGCTTACTACGCTGGCGTGCGGGTGATCACGGAGGATATGGCTAGCCTTCCGTTTTGCGTCTGGAAGCGGCTTGAAGGCGGCGGGGCCGAGATTCAGTGGAAGCATCCCGTTTCCCGGCTGTTCAACCGCTCTCCTGATGGCGAGAGTACCGATCTAAACTGGCGTGAAGCCTACGTAGCGCAAGCTCTGGGATGGGGCACCAGTTACGCCGAAATTGATTGGGATACATCAGGATATCCGCAATCGTTGCACATGATCCATCCGTCAATCATCCTCCCGAAGCGAACACGAGAAGGGCGGCTCTACTATGAACTTCAGACCGCTGTGGGTTCATCCAGCAATGGACGCTACAGGATCATTCCTCCCTACAAAATCCTTAACTTCGCTGGTCTTGGGTTCAATGGTATCGTGGGTTATTCCCCTGTCGCCCTTGCCCGTGAATCGATTGGGCTTGGGAAAGCGGCGGAACAATTCGGTGCCTCTCTATTTGGGAACGGTGCCCACCCACACGGTATCCTCGAATACCCTGGAGTCCTGAAGGACGAAGCAAAGAAGAACCTTCGCGAGTCATGGAATCTCGTTCATCAGGGTTCCGCATCGGCCAATAAAGTGGCCGTGCTCGAACAGGGCATGAAATGGGTGGAAACTCAGATTTCCCCTGAAAATGCTCAGTTTCTCGCCTCGCGGCAGTTCCAAGTCGTTGAAATCGCTCGAATTCTTCGCATCCCACCACACAAGATTGGCGATTTCTCGCAAGCACATCTCGCGAATCTCGAAGCATCGAACGATGACTATGTGATCTCGTGTTTACGACCTTGGACCATTCGTTTCGAGAAGATTGTTGATTTCAAGCTGTTGACTACGGACGAATTCGACGCTGGGTACTACACGAAGCACGATTTCCGGCCGATCCTCTTGAAGCTTGCCAAAGACCGCGCGGACTACTATCGCAAGCTCTGGGAAATAGGTGTTTATACGGTCAATGAGATCAGGGAACTCGAAGGGCTGAACCCGATCGATGATTCCGAGGGCGGCAACCTTCGATTTAGGCCCCAAAATGAGGCCGGATTGACCGATCCAGCGACGAAACCAGAGGAAAACAAGCCGTCAGATGGCTCCGAACCGACGCAGGAAGAGAAGCCTCGCGGGCTCATGGAAATCCTTGGGGGACGCCAAAATGGCCGAAAATAGGGCAAAAACAGGCATTTTGGTGCCTGAAAAGCGTGTTTTAGCCGTTTTTGACTCGGAATTGCGGGTCAAACGGTCTGAAGATGGCAAGAAAACCATCACGGGCTACGCCGCGAAATTCGGCAAATTGAGCCAGAATCTCGGTGGTTTTGTCGAGAAAATCCACGAAAAGGCATTCGATAATGCCTTGAAACGATGCGATGTGAGGGCTTTACGCAACCATGACCCCGATAAGCTTCTTGGACGGACCAAATCAGGTACGCTTGCTCTTTCCGTCGATGAGCATGGACTCAGATACGACATTGCGGTTCCCGAAACAGTGGTCGGTAGAGACACCGTTGCTGACATCGAACGGGGTGACATGGACGGTTCATCCTTCTCTTTCAACCTCGAGGACGACGGCGACGAATGGGACGACTCCACTGACCCACCCACCCGAACCTTGACCAACGTGCGGGATCTTTTCGACGTAGGGCCGGTGACTTACCCGGCATACCTCGATACTGAAGCCAATTGCCGATCGTTTGATCGGTACAAGGAATCACGAGCGCTCGAACAGCGAAAGTTGAACGAGCGGCGTGAAGTGCAGGCGTTGAGAATTCTCAAACTCAGGCTTGGAACTGAGTAACCATAGAAAGGAAACGGCAGTGCAAAAGCCTACTTTGACCGTGCCTGAGTTGCTCAGGAAGAAATCCGAGCGAAAGGGCGAACTCGACAAACTGAGCAAGGAATTCACGAAGGAAGGCCGCGAGGTCTCCGACGCCGAATTCAAGCAGCTCGAAGACCTCTCGCAAGAGGTCCGCGAGGGCGGCTCCTGGGACACGCAGATTGAGACTCGCAAGCGGTGGGACAATGTTGACGGTGCCCTCGCCACTGGTCACGACGATCGTGGGATGGACCTTCCGCACGACGATGTGAAGAATACCCACAACGGGCGGTTGAGCTACTCCATCCTGAAGGCGTGGCGTTCCCGGATCGATCCCCAGCGGCACAAACTGGACGGAATCGAGCTTGAAACGCATCAAGAGATGGCCAAGAATCGGCGATCGCTTGGTTGTGATCCGGCCAAGGGCATCATGATCCCGCTCAATCTGCCGGTGAATACCGAAGCGTCGATGCGGTTCGCGATGCGGGCTGGCGTCGGTGCGAGGAAGCTCGACGAGATGGCACGCACGCGGGCTGTCTTGGCGGGTGGCCGTGATCTTGGCCAAGCGAGTCGAGCACTCGATACCACGGCCGGTGGTGGCTCGATTCCGACCATTCTCGACACGACGCTCATCGAGATTCTTCGCGCGAGGATGGTCACGTTCAACATGGGCGCTCGCGTCATGTCGGATATGCAGGGATTGTTCGCGATCCCACGGCAAGCGACCGCCTCGACGTTCTACATGGTTGGCCAAGGCACGTCGGTAACGGCGAGCAACCAGACCATCGATCAGGTGCCGTTCAGTCCGCACACTGGCGGCGTGAATACGCAGTACACTCGTCAGTTCCTCGAACAAACAAATCAGGATGCTGAAATGTTTGTCCGCGAGGATCAAGCGGCGGTGGTTGCCCGTGGCGTCGAAACCGCCGCACTCAACGGCCAGGGCTCCGGTGGTTATCCGCTCGGAATCCTGCAAAACGACCAGATCGGCGTTTATGCTCTGGGCACGAACGGCGCGGCTCCGACGTGGACTCAGATCGTGTCTCAGGAAGCGTTCGTTGCGTACTTCAACGCCGACGTGGGATCGCTCGGATACGTGACCGACGCTCTCACCAGAGGTACGTTGAAGCTCACGACGAAGGTCGCGAGTAGCACGTTCCCCATCTACTTGTGGAACACGGAAGCTCCAGATTTCCCGGTCAACGGCTATCCGTGTGGGATCACCAACCTCATGCCTCAGAACATCACGAAGGGTTCGGGCTCGAACCTTCACGCGATGATCTTTGGCAATTGGGAAGATCTCATCTACGCTTTCTGGAGCGGCATGGATGTGATCGTTGATCCGTACACTTCCGCTTCCCAAGGCGCGGTGAATATCGTGACCTTGCAGGATTTCGACGTGAACGTGCGGCACTACCAGAGCTTCGCGAATTGCGTCGATATCATCAGCTCGATCACGGCTCCGATTACCTGATCCTCTGAGGAATCATGAGCAACAATTTAATCGATGATCGAATGAAAGGCGGGGCGGCTTCGATCCGTCCCGCTAAGCCAACTCAAACGCCGGACCATGCCCGGTGTATTGAGATCACGTTTCCTCCAGGCGTGACAATCGGGTCACGCCACGTCAACTGTGGGGAGGTGGTTCAAATCATCAGCCAATCCAAGGCGACGAAGAACATCTTCCCGATCGATGACCAACTCATCGAAGATCGTGCTCGCAATCTCGTGTCACGGGGCCGAGCACGATATCACTCAGGGCCGGCGACGGTGAACACCGTAGGCCAGTCCTATGAGGATCTCAAGAAAACGCTTGGAATCACGATCCAAGCCGAGATGGTGGCACCAGTGGCCGAGCGGGCGTTGTCGCCACGCGGGAAGGCTGGAGCACTCTAAGTGAGCTTTCCAGGCTATCCCGATAGCTTCGATCCAGGGTGGTGGCGGGTGAACGTTCAAGTTCCTCCCATTGCCGATCCGGTCACTCTATCCGACGCGAAATCGTTCGCTCGAATCGAGTTTACCGACGATGATTCTCTCGTCACGGGACTCATTACCGGGGCGAGAGAGTACATCGAAACCGATCAAGCCCGCGCGTTGATGACGCAGGTAATCACAGTCTATTTTATGGGATTCCCGTGGACTGGTGGCTATTACAACCGCATGATCCGATCGATGGGGCCTAATCCGTGGTGGCTTCCGACCGCTCAGGGAATCATCATGCTTCCGCGACCTCCCATGCAGATGATTCTATCTGTCATGTACGTCGATCCAACGTCGGGGAACCCGAACTATGTTCTACCGGCTAATTATATTTTCAGCAATAACAGCACTCCTGGCCGTATCATGCCTCTGTACGGTGCTATATGGCCTCTGGCACGTCCTCAAATCGACGCTGTTGCGATTACTTACGTGGCTGGCTACGGGAGTACAACATTTGGCTCAGCTCAAACGCAGACCATTGCTGTTCAAGGATTCCCCACGTCGGGTACGTTCACGCTCACATGGGGAGGAAATACAACCAGTGCTCTCCAGTGGAATTGCACGGCGGCACAAGTCCAAACCGCTCTCCAGGCACTCGGATCAATCGGAAGCAATAACGCGACTTGCAGCGGAGGTCCATTCCCGGTCGCACCGATCGTTGTAACCTGGGCCGGTACGCTCGCGACCGGCTACCAACCGCCAATCGTCGCCACATCGACATTCGTCGGAACAGCGACTCCCGCCGTCCTTCAATGCACGGCTCAATTGTTCCCGTCGTCCACGCAAATTGCGTGCAAACAAATCGTTGCGGACTCTTACGAAAACCGTGAAGCCAGCTTGGATTTCAAGCTTACGGTATCACCAACTTCCGAAAGGATGCTTATGCCTGAACGATGGGGGTCTTACGTATGACCGAATACCAGACCACTAACCACGTTTTCCTTGGCGTACCAAACGCCGGGGCCATCATGCCGTGTGCGTTCGAGGCCAGCCACAATGCCTCGAATAAGCACAAAGTGTCTGTCTGCCCGCTCCAGTTCGGCGATATCGAGCATAATTTCAATATGCTTTGGTGTGAATCACTAAGGGCTCGACAGACTCAGAGCGTGACTCACTTCGCCATGCTTCACACCGATATCGGTGCCGTCCCCGGTTGGCTTGACATGCTGATCGAGGAGATGGAAAAGCATGATGCCGACATCATGACAACGGTGATCGCAATCAAAGATCACCGTGGCTTGACGACAACGGGCGTGAGATATCCAGGTGCGTGGGGCACTCGACGGTTCACCATGACTGAGATCATGGCGCTTCCCGAAACCTTTTCCATTCGAGAAACCGATGAGCCAGACGGAATACTCGCCATCAACACGGGATTATGGGTATGTCGAATCGATCGTGATTGGGTCGAGCGGTTCCCTGGTTTCACGTGCAAGCACAAGATTGAGTGGATCGACGGCATACCTTCGCCATCTTTTGACTCTGAAGATTGGTTGTTTTCCGACTGGGCCGCATCCGAAGGTCTTCGAGTCTTTGCAACTCGTCGTCCAGTCACCTTCCATCGTGGAGCATTTGATTACAGAAACGATAACGTGTGGGGAGCCCACAAGACCGATCAACAGAGACCCATCCGCCCGGTGGGAGTGGCACTCCTGAATCGTCCCAAGCCTGAGATCACGCTTGAGACCGAATTCCCGATCGCTCTGGATAGCCTTGACCACACTCAGCCATTCGGGACCGCGAACGACAACTCCGTGTCGTATGCGTTCAATAAGCGGCTATTCGAGCTAATCCCTCCCGAGAAGGTCAGGCTTCTTGACCTGGGCTGCGCGGGCGGCGGATTGGTCCGAACCATCATCGAAGCGGGTGGATTCGCGATTGGCCTCGAGGGTAGCGATTACTCGAAGCGGACCAATCGGGCCGAGTGGCCGAACATACCGGATTACCTATTCACGGCTGATGTAACCAAGCCATTTACGCTCAAGAATTGCACGGCCGATCCGGTGAAGTTCAACGTGGTGACGGGCTGGGAATTCTTCGAGCACATCGCGCGAGAAGACGTGCCGAAGGTGCTCGACAATCTCGCGAAGCATTGCACCGATGATGCGATTTTCATCGGTTCAATCTCCCAGAATCGCGAGCCACATCACCGCACGGCTGAGCCGAAGCTCTGGTGGATACAAGCCTTCAATAACGACGGCCGATTCGTTCACGATCAGATCACGGAGTTTAAGTTCGCGGACGTGCTGGTGCGGGGCGAACCGAACCCGAATGCTCAGTCGTTTATGTTTGGGATGAAGCGTGCCAAGACCGCTTAAAGTCGGGCGGAATCGCCAACGGTGCATTCTCTACGACGTGCCAGAATCAAGCGTCGATTCGTGGGGCCAGCCAAGCCAAGCTGGCACCACGATTGGCACGTTCTGGATGGAAGTAGTTCCGCTCCAGGGTTCGGAAATGCTCAATGTTCGGCAGATCTGGCCAACGGCAACCCATACGGTCATGGTCCGCTGGCTTGGCTCAGCAATCCCAACCAGTTCGGATAATCCGAACGGCATTTTCATGCCTCAAATGAAGATCAAATGCAAGCTTGATAATTCGATCTTGAACATCGAATTCGCGGAGAACGTCGAAAAGCGGAATCGGCGTTGGAAGCTCGTTTGTTCCGAGCACGT